GGAGTCATCAATTCAAACAATAATTCTCTTACTCCACAGCCAATTTCTGGGTGAAAAGGTTTTTCGTAATGATTAGTTAATACTAGATTTCGGATAGAACGCTTTACAGCTGTAATGTCTGTTACTTTTTCAATATCAGATTTTGCACCACTTACTGTTACTACACCATCACTATCTTTCGAAGACAATTTCTTTTTTACAAAAAATAAATCCAAGTCTTTATATTGACGAACATTACGTTCAATATTGTTAAGACCTTGAGCGTCTTTGAATGATGTTGGTGTTGGCATATGGTACTCCTTTATCTATTTATAACAATACTTCACCGATTGTTTATTTAATTTTAGGACTTCCTTTATCTTTAACTGCTTCTTCATTTCCATTAAATGTTGGGTCATAGTTGTCGTTGTATTGGTATGATACTTTGTAAATAAACTCGTCTTTTTTTCCTGTTATTATATTAGGTTTTACTCCACTTGTATCGTAGTATCTCCGTCTAACCCAAATACCATTTGCAAAAGTACCGTCTTCTAAAGGTGCATTTCCGTTTGAGTCAGCCCAACCTATTAAAATTCTACCATTTTTATCTACCGAATATACATCACCGTATGCCGGAGGATTTCCTGCAACTGATATTACTCTGGCTAAGGATTTTCCTGATGGTCTTCCTCTAACTACCGTGAGTTTAACAGCTTTATCAGATAATGTAATAATATCAATTTTGACCGTTCCACTATTACCATTTGCATCCGTCCATGTTCTAGTTTCTGTTTTGAATGTACTTGGATTTTCTTTTGTTGCAGTTTGAAATATTTTTTCTATTTTGTTAGTAGGTCTTCTAGAGAATCCATGTGCAGATACATTTGCCCTTAAAATTGTTTCCCCACCACTAGTTGTAGTAACCTTTGTAACAGAATCTTTTGCTGTAGTTACAGTTGAAGTAACGGTTGCACCGTCTTGTTGAAATTCTTTTGTTTCGCCCGCACTTGAACTTACTGTGCCTTCTTCTGGAATATACGTGATAGTAATTTCTTTTGCTTTCTTTGTCACCGCAAACGCACCAGCATTTGCTGATGGAAGGACTTTTGGAGTATCTCTTTCAAACTGTTCAAAAGTTTTCCCCAGTTCTACTTGTGCTTTAGCAAGTTTTAGATTACTTACTACTGTGGATACTTCTTCTTTCACAGTATCTACAGTTGGTTGTAGAACCGCAGATGCTTTTTCAAATGCAACTCCACCAGCTGCAAGCACTTCAAAGTTTGGAACAACATCTTGAATTCTTGTTCCAACTCCTCTTGCATCTGTAAGAGATTGGAATGATGATGCTTGAGATGAAAGTGCAGATATCGCTGAGGTAGTTGATGTAGATAAATTATTAATAAGTGCTGTTGGATTTGGAATATTACTTCTATCTAATTTTAGAGAAGCATCAAGTGCAGTATCCAAAGAAGATGTTACCTCTCCTCTTGCATCAGAAAACGCTGTAGTTGCAAAGGCAATATCTGTAGCAACAGTTAACGCCGCAATTTTAGCAGCAGTTGCATTGGTAGTTAAAGTATCTAAATCATAACCACCAGCAGTAAGTCCTTCTCCAAACTGAAATTCTAATACTGCTTTTTTATTTGCAAACTCTAATTGTCCTGCTAAAGTACTTTGATCGATATCAAGAAGTGAGGACATTTCTGATTGCAAATTTAAATTTGGCAACTCTGGAAGATCAGGAACTAAATCTCCAAGTTGAGATGCCAAATCTCCTACAACAGAAACGGTTAGAATAGCAACAAGAACAGATGCTTCTGCTTCAAGTCCAGCAACAACTATACTTTTTATAGAATCAAATGTATTGAGAACTGAATTGAACTCTGCACTTGTTCCTGCTAAATTTGGTGTTTTAAAATTTGCCATTTATAATCTCCTAAGCAATAGGCGCCAAAGTAGGCAACTGTACATCACCATCAGCATCAGGGAGTTGAGGATGAATATGACCTGTAAGTTCGATTGCAACATTCAAACCATTCTTAGCAGTAACAGTACTTCCAGGCCCAGAGAATGTAAGTGAGCTGCCTATTCCCAAAGTTTCAGATTTGATTGTCATGATATTTGCTGACTTCATATTCAATTTGCTACCAGAAATATAGGACATAATTCCAGAAAGAGTAGTTGCTGATAAATGGTCTATTGCTAATAAGTCTATACTTTTAAGAGATGTTACTGAGTAGTCACCGCGAATCAAAGACCCGCTTGATCCACCTACAGTTTTAAATTCCTTTCCATCAATGACAATATCCACATCTTCTTTGACTCTGCATTTAACGCTATTCATTACTTGAAAAGAATGACTGCCGTTAATTTCTTCTTCACGATTACCACCACCTTTTCCAGCTCCAACTTTAACTCTGTGGTTCTTATGTATCTTCTGTGTATAATTACCTTCTACTTCAAGATGGTAATCTCCCTTTATAAGTTCTCGTACTGTTCCAAGTGTTGTAATATTAACATCACCTTGTATATGTATCTGAGACTTTCCAACAACAATCTCATAGTTGTCGCCAACAATTTTTACAACCTTTGAACCGTCTGGATGTATTTCTTCAAACGTGCCTGCGCTGTGTTGTGTAAACAATCGTTCAGCGCCTGGCGAATCATCTATTTCTTTTATGTGTCCAGCTTCACTTTCGAAAACATGGTTGTATGGATAAGCAGCAGAGATGTATGGGTTCTCATCTTTTTGAACTGACTTGGGTTGTGGTTCGTCCCAGAAACCACGTTCCTCTTGAACTGCAAAATCAGATGTAGCTAAAAGATGCGGTTGTGTTGCAGTAGGAACACCTGTTCCCTTTTGCCGCAAAAAAGCTGGAAGAATTGCTGGCTGTTCGGTGTCATCATCAACTCCAACTGTAGGGTCAGCAATTGTTGGGTCGCCACGCAAACGATTGCGCCTTCGTGCTAAAAGAGAGTTGTGCGACTCTGATGCTCTACCTCTGCCTAGTCTACTAGTATCAGGTTCTCCTGCTTCGTGACCAGATTTAGTAGTATAAAATTCTCCGTCAGCAGGATATGAACCATAGAGGGGATGACCAAGATATTCTGTTTGTGGACTTATTGGTGAACGTGGATCGTTAAATCCAACTGTGGGGTCAGCAGCTGCTGAGGGTGTGCCTGGCAAAGAGCCAATAATTACTGGTTGTTGTTTTTCAACTGCATCTCTAAAGAAACCAATTACCCAACTACCCTCAACAAGAAAAGATGGAGAGTTACCAAGACCATGCATAGCAGCATCTGTAACAGGGTGCATGACATGAGCCCAAGGCAAGTCTAAGGTTGGAATCTCTAGAAGATCATCTGTGTGAAAACCCAAACACCTAACTTTAACTCGTCCAAGTTGATCTGGATCGTTTCTATCTTCTACAACACCTACGAACCAGACGAATCCGTCTTGACCCATAAAATAACCTTGTTCTGCCATAATAACCCTTTACTAATAGTTTTTACTATTTATAAGGATTGTATGAAAAAGATTATTTTGGTTATTTGTATTTTTTCATTTCAGAATAACCAACATTACCAATCAGTTCATATTTCTTAGCAACTTTTTGGCGTCCAACTTTAAGACCACTAGTCATCCAATAAGGATTAAGTCCTAGATTACCAGCAATGACAATTCTTTCATGGTTACATTGATGTTTAGGTACAGAATGTTTTACCCAGCCAGGAAACATAACCATTGTATTTTTTTTAGGAATAACAGTTTGCATAGCATCTGGAAACACTAACGGAGCACAGGAATCACAACAATCAACATTGTATACCCAACTCCAGATAGATGGCCAGTGGTCATGAGGTTTTGACCAATCACCTTTTGTATAACTTGCAGCCCAACAATCATACGGCATAAGAAATACTTTATTGGGAGAGTTCTCTGTTCCAAGATGTACTGCGTAATCACACAGTTTCATAAACTCTGAATTGTGTTCATGCATGAACCAAGAGCTCATATCTGCTTGAACATTAGTTTCTTTTTTTTGTATGTCCTCAAAATCATAACAAAAATCTATTAGTTCTTTTGTCGCACTTGATTTGGGAACAACAGATTTAATAATAGGAAGATTAGAAGTAAATAAAACCGAAGCTGGATTAGTAACAAACTGGCGGTCTTTCCATTCTTCTACTTTCTTCTCTTCTTCTAAACTATTTGCAAGTGATTTTAGTAAACTCATTTTATAGGTCTTTCTTGGGGATACCAATACCAACCCGTTGTTATATACTTGCCGTGAGTGTGTACAGGATTGCCACGATGTTGATACATCCAAGCAGATGGAAATATAACACCCATTCCTTTCTTTGGTTGTATTCTTATTTTCTCATATAGAAACTCTGTTTCACCTTCACCTGCTGGCACGTCATTCAAATAGATTGTCCAGACAAGAGCTCTGTTTGCATCTGCACAGTGAGAATTTTCTGAGTGAAAATTATGAAACCCACCGCCCATGGGCATTGTCCTTTGTACTTTAGTTTCTGGTGATATGAGACTTCTTGCTCCACGATATACACAAGGAAAATCTGTAAGGTATTCTTGCAGCATATCCATCTTCACTCTTTGAATAGATGAATAAAGTAAATCTTTTTCGTCCATCCACATTTGTTTGTCTTTGCGTGTAATACGATTTGCAGTCGTAGTCTTGCCAATATGATCATCACGTTTAAACCATTCTATAAGGTTATCACATTCTTTGTCTGTTAGTGCGTTTTCAAATCCTCT